TTATTGTTTTAATACGTGCGGTGACACCTGCACGTTGTTATTCTTTAGTTGTCTGCCCGAGTCTATTGAAAACGGGTAGTTCTTATCAATTTGGCTCTGCCATAATTGATAACCTCCTAGCAGTTCTGTCATAGACACAACTGCAGGGGCTCTGCCGAGGGCTTTAAATGCTGCCTTTACGGCATCAGTTCTGCTCACTGTTATAAAATATTTATGTGTGAGCAGACGTAACATCTAATCCGTTTTCCCTTTCCGTCGTTTTTATAACCGGCTTAATGTTACCATTACCTGCGGGTGTCACCCACAGGTCTTAATCATCAAAGGCAACTACCAACGGAAATCCTCCGGTATTCCTTTCCGATTAAGATAAGCTATTCTGTTACTCTCTCTTTCTTCATCCGTACCGGCCGTTAAGCTCTTCGTATATAAATCTCTAGTAATAAGCCTGTCCATCTTTTCAACCAGTCCTTCACTGATTTCCTCACGTAAATCTTCTCTGTCAAAAATAAAATACTGATACATCATTCTGAACAAATCTTCATCTATCATCATTTTCTTATTTTTCTTTTCCATTTTTCCTCCAATCTAACCCAAATTGTAAACACATAATAAAACAATTTATTTTTTTTAGTTTTCTCATCACTGTTTACAGTTTGCCGTTTACATTAAATTCACATTTCCCATAAATAAAGGATTTTCTCACTGTTTTCATGTAAACAGTCCGATTTTTCAGTCACTGTTACTGTTTACAAATCAACCGCCATTTACAAAATCACATGCTGTTTACATTCACTGTTTACAAATATTACAGCTGTTACTGTCACTTGCACTCCGGTAATATTCAACCTTGGGACTTCAGGTCCCGAGGTTCCAACTCCAAAAGAAAGTGACATGATGTCACTAACTTTTACTTTGCGACATCATGTCGTGAAGTTTCAATTCTACACATCAAAAGGCAGCTGAACATTTTCATCTACTTCCACAAATTCATCAATACGTTTTCTCTTCCATCCTCTCTGGGTTCCATACTTTTTAAATCGATGAGTGGATATTGATTCCCAATCATTTGAAAATTCATTTCTCATAATTGCTCCGATTTCTTTTGATTCATAAGGCTTAGGTTCTTCATTTTCATGGTGAAATGCCAATTCATAAATCATTGAGGAACATACATAATCCTCTTTCGTTGTTTCAAGGAAGTTTCCAATTATGCCAACCTTTGTGTCTTCCGGCATACAGTTCTTCTGCATTTCAATCAATTCTTCCGTAAGTTCCTTATTAAATACAAGTTTTGTATTAACACCCCTGTGATACATGTCCATAATTTCTGCCCAACACTGTTCCATATAACTTCTTGTTTCATCCTCATCTTCAAGTGGATGTTGCTCTGCCTTATCCTTATCAACAAATACAGGTATAAATCTTCTGTTACCTGACCTGTCAAAAGGTAAAAAGTCAGCATTGTTGGACGAACCAACGAATATGCACTGTCGTGGTCTATCTTCCGGATGTGTTTCATAGGGAACCTTATATGTTTCACTCTGACGGCTTAAAAATGACTTTATTTCCTCAACACTTCTTGCGTTGCAGGTTGCAAGCATTTCCGCCATTTCAATAATCCAGTGTCCCTGAATCTTTCTAAATACATTTTCATCATCAAGTTTTCTCAAATCATCTGAAAACCATTCGTTTTCCATTGTGAGAAATCTTAAAAAGCTGGATTTTCCTGCTCCCTGTCCGCCAACTAAACAGACCATATATTCAAACTTGCATCCGGGATTATATACTCTTTGTACTGCTCCCATCATCATTATTCTTGTAGCCTCGTAAATATAATCGCTTTCCTCTGTCCCAAGATATTTTGGAAGAAGATGTCTTACTCTCACAACTCCATCCCATTTAAGACCTTCAAGCTTTTCAATAATAGGATGGTAATGATTGTTGTTACTAACAATATCAATGGCTCTCTTAACATTCTTATCTCTGGTAATTCCATATCTCTTTTCCATACGGAGAAGAATGTTGTTAAAATCTGTATCCGTAAATGATTTAGAACGTCTGCGCCAGTCCATTTCCTTTACTATGTCTGTCTGACACGAGAGTTCATTTCTCTTAATTGCCCCTTTAAATTCAGGGTCATTTTCCAATACAATAATTGCATTACTAATGGTCTGTCTTGTTGTACCATCCTTTCTCTTTTCAAGGCTTTCGTAAACAGCCTTAATTTCGTTATTTAATTCTTTATTATTTTCCTCTGCATTAGAGGAACCATTATTCATGTAATAATTCATAGCAATTTCCTCCTAACATATAATTATTAATCTTAAAATTTTAATAACAAACCTCTTGTTGTCGGAAGAAACTCTTGCTATAATTCAATTGTCAGTTAAATGTAGCAAGGGAATCTTCCCGGTTACGACCAGCCCTTGGCTTTGTGCCTTGGGCTTTTAATTATGATTATTGTCAATTAAATCAGCGACACTTCTCGCTTTATTAGGATACAAGTGTCCATATGTATTAAGGGTAATTCTTATGTCCTTGTGACCTAACCTTTCTTTAATCAGCAATGGCTCCACACCTTTTTCAATAAGGTATGCTACATGACTGTGTCGCAAGTCATGGACCCTTATTCTCTTAACACCTGCTTTTTCTATTTGTCTGCGCATTTTATTTTGTACTGCCCGACATCCTACCGGAAATAGCCTTACATTATCAGGTAATCCATATTGTCTGTCGCACCATTCCTTTATTTCCTCTTTTAGAAAAACCGGAATTTCAACAACTCTTACAGACTGCTTTGTTTTAGGTGTTGTTATCATATCCTGACCATTTGCCCTAAAATAAGTTTTTGAAATATTGATTCTGTTATTATAAAAATCAATATCCGACTTTGATAAAGCAAGCAACTCACCTTCTCTTATTCCTGTCCAAAATAAGATTTCAAACATGATGTAATATCTGTCTGATTTGTCAACGGTACTTATAAACTTCTTATATTCGTCAACAGTCCAAAAGGTTAAGCTTCGCTTATCATCTTTTCCCATTCTTTTGACCTTTTTACATGGATTATTAGTCAGGTCGTAGATTTTTGTTGCATGCGTAAATAAAGCCGTCAACTGGTTTTGAATCATTCTCATATATGATTCCGATAGATTCTTTTTATAGATTTCATTCTGCCATGCTATAATCTGTGCAGGTTTTATGTCTGACATTTTCATATCTCCAAAATATGGTATAAGATAACTGTCAATCATATATCTCTTATTTTGCTTTGTTCTTGATTTAAGTTCATTTTCCTTATCCTGAAAATACTGCTCCACAAATACTTTCATACTCATTTGAAGATTTCCCTGCTTCTTTAGATTTCTGTCACATTCATATTGTTTTGCTTCTCTTTGTGTCTTAAATCCACGTTTTTTCTTCTGTTTATTCACACCATAAACATTAGGTTCATACCATTGTGCAACCCATTTTCCTGTTTCTTTGTCTTTAAATGCCATCGCTTAGTTCTCCTTTTCTGATTCTTTTAATCCAAATAATTTCTGCTCCAAATAGGCTTTCGGAATTTTTCCTGCAACTACAAGATATCCGCCTTTAGCAAGTTCTTTATTTAAATCTCTTATAACTCTATATGCATGACTGTTAGAACAATGTAGTAACATTCCAACATCATTTACATCTAATAAATACTTTTCATATATCATACACTCATCTCCTTTCTGTATACGTTTTTCGTACGGTTGTGTCCACATTATAATGTACGAACTTCGTACTGTCAAGTGTTTTTCGTAATTGTTTTTATTTGCAGTGTACTTTTTTCGTACACTGTGTTATACTATATAAAAATTTAGAAAGGTTGGTACCTGCAAATGGGTGATGGAAAAAACCTAAAAAAAATCCTTGATGAACAGGAAAAAAGTGTAAGATGGCTGGCAAAAGAAACCACAATCAGCCCTACAACACTTTATTCTATTATTCAAAAAGACACTGCTATCAGATTTGACTTTGCACTTAGAATAGCTAATGTCCTTAATGTTGAAGTTTCTGACATATGTTCCGATTCAGCCCTCAAAGCTGAAAACTGGTCCGATGAAAGCAAGATTATATTACCTGAGCTTCCACATGGATTTGATAAAGTTCTGGACGGAAACAGAATCAAAACTTATTTAAAGAATTCTCTTTATCCATTAATGGAATTGTTTGGAAAACAAAGTATGCCTAAATTAGATGAACATTTAACTAATTATTATCAGCTAACCGATGAAGGCAGACGTGATGTAGATAGTTTTATTGAAGCTCAACTTCAAATCAAAAAAGATCCAAAAAGAGCTGCAGATGTAAAGAAAATTACAAGATGGTAAGTATGAACTCCGAGTAAATTCGGAGTTCTTTTTTGTTTGCAACAAGTCCTCATTCTTACTTTTAGGTGAATTTTGACGACACTTTTGACGACACTTTTCTGAAATTCATCCTGTAAGAACGAAAAAAAGGCATCCCCGAAAATTTCGGGAATGCCTATAAATACTAAGTTTCTAGCTTATTATTCAATAATTGTAGCAACCTAACTAGATATGATTGTTTTTAATGTTTTTATATTATTTTCAATGTTTCTAATTGATATATATTCACATTTTACACATATTTTTTGCATTTTTAACTTTTTCTAGTACCGTTTTAGTACCATTTGACCTAAAACAAGTTTATAAGTGAAAACCTATTTCAATTTATTTACAGGTTTTTGTGTTTACATTGTACACCCAACAATCATGTCTCATCACATGGTAGAACTTACCCTGAACCTTATCTATTACAAGTCTCTGACCTTTTTTGAATTTTCCAAGACTCTTAGTTCTTGCTAAGGCTTTTGGAGCTTTTCGCTTGTGGCAGTTTTTTGACAGTTTTTTACTAACTAAAAGGCACCAAGTTTCCTTGATGCCTTACATTATTTAATCTTCTTCTTAAACTCCAGCCAAGCCTTTGCATTTGCTATTCCTGAAAATCTTTGTGGACAATTCTTTCCAGTCACATCAAAATGCCTAATTATTGTCTTTGCCTTTCTGCAATACTTCTGAATGTATTCAATCACTGCTCTAGTTGCTGCTATCTGCTTTGCAGTTGGTTTATTGTCAACAATACCGGCTAACTCAATAGATACCTGATTATAGTTATTGCATTTTCCAAAATATGTACCACCACCTGTTTTGTAGCAGTTTTCATATTTATTTCCACCAACTGAGTAGCACGCATCACTTAATCTTCCACTCTGATAGATTATTCCATCTAAATCAATGATGAAATGTGCTCCTGCGTATACTTTTTTATTGTTATAGAAATAATTTGCATTTGCATAAGCTGTGTCTCTACCCTTGTTTCCTGTGTTGTGAATAGGAATGTATCTGACGTTTGCTCTTTTCAACTTTCTTTTTGCACAGAAAAATGTGTTGTCAGATGCAAAATACCTGTAAATTGTGTAGATTTTTTTGTCAGATGCTCTAAACCTTTTAGTCGTTATTTTTTTCTTTGCCATTTTCTATTTCTCCTTATCCTCATTCTCCATGTTCACACTTGCCTCTGTCTGTGACTTAATATTCTTAACCAGTGGCAATAAAAAAGCAGGTATATTAACACCTGCATCCTTGATATTCTCTAATATTGATATTAATTCATTGCATATTAGCCACACGGCAACTATACAAGCTATTAAAAACTGAAATGGAAATTTAAGCCCTATGGTATCTGTTGTGTACTTCAGCAACTGGTCAACCACAACACCTACAACTACAAGCATCCACATGGAAATTTTCTTAAAAATCCCCCGGAAAGACTTATATGAACTGATAGTTCCATCATCTCTGTATTTAGCTGCGATTAAACCTGTTGTGTAATCTACCACGTTGCAAGTTACAAGGAGCAGTACAGGAATGTACAATATTCCAAGCATTGATGACAACACACTGCTTATTGCTCCCACTATTTTCTTCAATAAATTTGCCTTATCCATATTCTTTTACCTCTTTTCTTTATTGTTTTGTTTGTCAAGACACTATTACTGTACTAAAGGTACATTTTTTATCCATCCCTAATCATTGAATCACCTCTATTCTTCCTCTTCTCCTACTGCCTTATCTGTTTCCTCATATACTCGGTCAAATTCTATAGGGTCGTATGCTTCGTCATACATAACGTTGTCTCGCTTAATCTTCATTCCTATATCGGAATACGTATGATTAAATTCTTTTCCGTTAATTGTTATTTTTTCTGTTATTATCATTCTAATACCTCACTTTCATCCCAAGTTCCTGCATAATCTTCTTCAAACAGCGGAAACACCTCACATATTTCGTTTTTATAATCTTCAATTGCTCTAAACCTATCTGCATAAGTTGACCAATTAGTTGCTATTTTATAGCTCTCTAATAAATCTCTAGGAACATAAATGTAACAATCACCTTCTGTTAATGCGTAATTGGGGAAATTTGCTAATGATGTACATGGAACAACTTTCGATATGTAATTTATTATTATAATCTTCATAACCAAATTTGATTTGACAGACAAAGAATTTGATGCAAAATAATTTTCTGCTTTAACACATACATATTCTAAAGAAGTCGAAGAAATACAAGTATTTCCATTGAAGGACACTTTAGGAATATATAACTTTTTCAATTTATTGCATCCTATAAAATCATTAGCATTCACTCTGGTAAGATTTCTAAATTCTATTTCTTCAAAACTTGAAGAATAACAAGTATTATTTCCATTAAAAGATTCCAATTTATTAGCTATTATTTTTTTTACGTTTGGCATACTACTTAAAGCATACATGCCTATCGATATTATATTTGGAAGCTCAATAGTTCCAACCATAGACCTGTTGCAGTAAAAGGCATACTCTTTTAATGATGTAATTTCATCGTTATAATAATTAGAAATACTATCAGATAGAAAAGAATTAAAAACTGTATTATTACCAATTCTATTTACCTTATCCACTAATGTATTTAAGTTATCATCATCAGATACATCAACACGTCTGTCAATTAATATATTTTTTAGCTTGTCCTTCAGCCTGACAAGGCTCTCTATTTCCCATATACTAGTCATTGGCTCCACCTCCTACATAGTCGTTTATTAATTTATTTATAAAAATAAACTCCGATTCTCCTACACGCTTTCCTAAAACATATACGTGCCTTTCCGTTGAATTGTTCCATCCTTTGTCAAACGTCACTTTCAAATTTTTAACATCTTCAACTGATTGAATGCTCATATCAGTAGACCAATTCTTTGACGTTGTTAATGTTGATGTTGTAGCCTTAACTCCTGCCGATACCTTTTCAGCTATTGTTTCAATATATTTGCCCGGAATCGGAGAGTTTTTCAGGGAAATATTGTACACGTAAGTAGCTCCGCCGGTCAAAGCGTTTGTTAAAGTCACTATTGGCTCTGTTCCGTCATTGGCATATACATCAATGTTAGCTGATTCAGTCGACCATAAGGTTACACAAATTTTTAATTCCTCAAACTGTCCGTTTAAATTCAAATCGTTAAAATCTAATATAACTGTGTCACTGCTTGATGCAACTAACGTCTTATCAAGAAGCAATTCCCAATCAAATGCCGATTCTGTCAACTTATCAAGAATGTCCTTATTGTTGTGAGAATGCCTTACTTCCGTATTGTCTGAAACATTCTCATTTGAATTAATCGTAGCTTCAATAGTTGATTTGAATGAACTTTCGTACATATTCAGCCACGTGTTTGCTATCGTGGGTCCAAAAGTCTCGTATTCTGCCAAAGTAGAAAGTAAAGCCTGCGTTGTAATGTCTGATGTAAGCTCCATTCCTGCTATCTTTCTTGTCTTTTTCAGATACTCACTTAACTCAATATCTGTTGTTCCGAAGTGCTCCCATGCATTGCCAACATACATATATTCATCATATACATTGTCTTTTGTTGCTGATTTTCGAGGCACCATGTAAATTGTGCTTGTTGATATATCCGTTGTTGGAAGAACATCCACTTTTTTAACGTCTAATAAAGTTAATGAACTTACTAACTCATCTACATATGACTTGTCAGCTTTTCCTTTAACAAGCGCATTGTTTATAATTTGAGTTCCAACAAATGTTCGCAACAGTTCTTCCGGATCCGCAGTCATTGAATTAACAAGCTGTGCGACTGTTATATCGTTCTCTAATGTTTCGTTTGCGATTTTTCGTGTTGGTGGAACATAATTCAATTCTCCTTCAATCCTATCCGCTATTTCCTCTCTGTCCTCATCCGTCAAGTTATAGTCTTTTCCATTGAACAATCCTGCATCTGCATCTTCTCTGACTGACTGTGCTTCCTTTTTTGCTGATTCAGCTATTTCTTTTGTATCATTCATTATCTTTTGCATGTCTGCTCTAAATCCCGGCTTATCATCTTCTGAAATGTATTCCTCTGGCTGTTTTCTCTCCTGCACTGGAATAACCAGAAACTTCTTAGTGGTCTGGCTGTTTTCATCAATGTACTGCAAATATGCCGTTATTGTTCCATTCATGGCAATTAAAAAATCAGGTATTTCTACCTGACTGTCTGTAATAATCTTATTTGATGTTTTGTCTGTATCATCATTTGAAAACTGAACCTCAACTCCATCAGGAATATCAAGGAACTCTATTCTTTGTCCCCGGTCATACTGAAATATCCGTGGAGCTGTAAGCCTGCACTCCTGGTCAAATCTGACCTGTATAACATTATCAATTCTTTCTATCTTCATAACTGCTCCTATTCCTCATAATTAGCTTCAATATCATCCGTCAGTGCCACAATCCCACTCAATGTACGTTTAAGCACCACAGTAGTAATTGTCTTTTCCATATCAACCAGATTTCCGTCTTCATCCGGTGAATATTCATCAACCTTGTAACTTATTACATCACCCGGTGTTATAAATGGTAATCCCATCATTTTTAACTTTGTTGGTGTAAACTTAAGCTTGTTTTGACCTAACATGGATGAATTAACTATACTTATACAGTCAGCGGGGGTATATTGGTCTTTTAGCAGAAAACTGTATTTGACCGACATTGACGGCTTATCTGCTGTACCCTGTAGTGAATTTCCATTACTATCAATAATGTCAAATGCTTTACATTCATATACATTATCTGAGTATTCCACACCATCCATGTCATAATTTCTACCTATGTTATAAGGGGTACTAACATCCGGTGGTGCAACATACTCAAAGTGTGCCGTGTGGGGATTGTAAAAGCCAAATACTCCGTTTAAATTGCATATGTAATCAAGCAACTGCATTAATGTCATATTTGAAGAAAATGGCTTAATCCACAGAGTTACATTATCCATTGGTAATGTTGTTTCCTGCTGCTTAAAGTCAAATACTTCACCAAGATATTCAAACAGCTTGTCCCTAATTTTTTTAACCGTAGTAGTAGCTTTCTTATTTTTTGTTAATTTCTTTAAAATTTCACTTCCCTTAATATTATACTGACTGTCAAAGTAACCTGTGTACAACTCATACGGATTCCATTTACTCTGTCCTTTATTTACCGGCTGTAAATACTCATACCATGCAGACATGTCTAAATAGGAAGAACCACCCTGCGGTATTGTGTAATCACAGTGAATGACATCTCCTTTTTTATAAAGTGTGCCTTGTACCCATTCGCCCTTATTATGAGAATCAACCAGTCCATAATCTCCTGATTTAAAAAAATCTGAAATTATTATGTTACTGTTTTCATCAAGATAATGTAAGTAATCATATGCCACTATATCCCTGAAACGTCTGTCGTTTTTCTTTTTACAGCTCTCTATCTTTCCGTCAAACAACACAATATCGTCTGTATCACTTGTATCAATGTAACCGTAAGACTGCTGCCAATGCTCTTCATCACGTCCGGAACTTACCAGTAAACGCACATCCAGTTTTTGAATAAGAATGTCTAAAGCACTTCCATCTGATGATTTATCCTGTATGGAAATGGTAATTGACGTACATTTGCTATTTATCATGATAATGCTGTTAAAATCATTTGTGATTGTTGTAACATCAGGAGACGTACCATCACTTTTTGCCTGAATTATGTTCATCTGAAGATTGCTCCAGTCTATTGAGCCTGTGTTTACCTTTAATACACCATACTCTGTAATGTCATTTAAGATTGCCGTTTTTAATTTGCCAACATTTGGAATATCCTGTGTACTAAATTCCAGTGACTGTATTTCATATGTCTGCTTAATGCATTCATAGTATTCTCCACTGACACTTTTAACCACATCACCCTCATTGTATTCTTTGCTTAAATCACCAAAAAAACCTCTGTAATGTGGGTCCTTTAAGCTGATAGTTACTTTTATCATCTTGTTAGTCAAATCTTCATCAATGTCTGCCACTGTAATTTCAAACTGGGAAGAATTACAGCCACCAACTATAGGCTTGTTTTCCTCACATATGCTCTGTACAAGCTTCATACTTTCCTCTAAGATGTTACTGTTGGTAATATCAGCATGGTCTCCATTTGGGAATGATATTGTGATGTACTTTGGCATATTTTCATTAAGATATATTTCTTTGGTCTTATCACTAACGTTTAGCAATTGTGCTCCTCCTTAATATTCAATAAACTCTAGTTTCATTTGGTCATAGAGCAGTGTATTTCCCAAATTGTTAGGCTGGTAATCAATATCAGGCATATAACAGATTGCATCTTTATATCTTAATTCTTCTGAGTTCCAATATGTCACCTGTATCTTTCGCTCTCTTGAATTAACAATACCCTGATTTAATAAATTTCGTATTTCCTCGTATTCATTAAGCCATAATTTTGGTGTCTCAAATTCAATTTTAGTTTTAAAATTTGGGGAAGTCTGTCTCACTAAGAGATTAGCTGCATTACGATTTGCTTTAAGTTCAGACCTCTGATTGTCATAAGAATGATAAGAACCCCACATTATGTATTCGTTCGGAAATACTTTGTCTTTTATTTTTAGCAAATATCCTTTATAACTTGCCATAACCTGCTCCTTCCTTAATTAAATGCCGGGGTTCCCGTTCTGTTCTTATATTTTTTAGCTTCAGTTTTAACTAAATTAAATACTCCGTCCGCATCACCCTTTAGAAATACATTTACAACAATGTTGTCATTTCCACCTGTTCCTTTGTTGCTTTCCTGTACGTCTCGCAGTGCCTGTTTAATAGTTTCAAGTGGCGCCTCTATATTTGTTCCGTTTTTCTGATCACCTACCATTGCAAGAAATGGAGCATTAGGTTTTAACACAGCACCTTTTGCTAATTTTGGTATCTGCGGAACAGCTAACGGATTCTGCTCCCACAAGTCATGGAACGGATGCCATTTCATTATCTTTACATCCCTAATCTTGTTAAGCATTCCGTTAATGTCATTAAATGGTTTTTTAATGATTCCATTCATTGCATCAATAATTTTATTTACTACCATTTTAAAGACTCCTGATATACCATCTTTTATTCCGGTAAAGATCTTTCCACCCCTAGAAAAAACATCCTTGACAGCCTGCCATGCCTTACTAAATGTGTCTTTAAACCAATTTGTTACGTGGGCAAATGAGCCTTTAATTCCTTTCCATACTCCATCAAAAAAAGTACCTGGATTTTCCCAAATCTTTTTTATTCCATTTAGAGCTGAAGAAAAAATGTTTGTAAAGAACCCTGCTACTCCAGAAAATACATTCTTAATCAAAGACCATGATGTTTTCAAAACAGTAACGGTTCCACTAGCTACATTTTTTATAAAACTTGCTATTTTCCCACAAATTGCCACAATTATGTCCCTTACAAATTCCATTGCAACCTTTATGACATTTTTGATTCCATCAAAAATACCGCTAAATATGCCTTTTATACCATCCCATGCTTTTTGCCAGTCTCCTGTAAAAACTCCAACAATAAAATCAATGATTCCATTAATTACATTTACTAAATTAGTTATAATTACACTAATCATACTTACAACCGTTTTTACAATTATCCACACAAATTCAATAGCTGGCCCTAACTTTGACATTATGGTTTGTATTATCCATCCAATAATTGGTGACAAGAAATTAAACAATTTTCCTAATGCATCAATAATTCTTCCAACAAATCCAATGATACTGCCAACAAACGGCTTAATGTATGAATTTAGTACATCTGATATTCCATCTGCAATTCTGTCAACCACTGGAGAAATGTATGCATTATATCCATCTAACACATAGGAAAATATTGTCGATAATCCCGAACCTATATTATCTAAAGTTGGCTTTACATACTTGTCATAATTACTCTGTATAATTTCAAAAACTCCTTGAATAAAATCCTTAATGCCACCAACGATTTTACTTATTGGAGTTAATGTATTGTCCAAAGCTTCTTTAATTGCATCTTTATTTTCAATTATTGGTTTAGTGATAGCTGATAGCACATCTCTACCAATTTTTTCGCATAAAGATAAAACCTCTAAATGAACTATCGTGAAAATCGAAATAATGTCAGCCACTATTTGCTGTGCATTATCGTTTTCAAATATAGTGTAAATATCTGCTAATGCATCAAAAAAATTCCCCCATATTGTTGCTCTTTCTGATGAAATATCTAATATCTCAACAAATTTGCCTTTTATATAATCTTTATTTTGGTCAAGGAACTTATTTATTCCACCAATAAGCATTGTTCCGATACTTACTCCAATGCTTGCAACAGAGCCGGTTATCCTGCCTAAATTATATACAACGTTATCAACCCAATTATTTGCAGCACTTACAACTTTAGGGTCTGTAAAAATATCTTTTAAATTATCTCCTATGTTTCTTAAATAATTTAAAATCTGTTCAAAGCCATCACTTTTTAAACCAAGGGTGAAACCTGCCAGGAACAATTTTGAAAGTTTTCTAAATTTGTTCAAAATCATAGATAGCAATTTATCCATTTTTCCTAAAGAACCGTTACCTGCATCTATCCCTTTAGTTGAATACTTCACTCCATTTATATCTCCGGAACCGCTTCCTGGAGTGCTGCTGTCACTGTCCTGTTGCATTACATTCAGATTATCGAAATTAGCTAACCCATTTGCTGCCTTTGCTGCTTTTTTAGTAGATTTGGCTAATCCGTCCATTCCACTTGTGGCACCGTCAGCATTATCTTTTATTCCCTTAAGGTCATCACTTGTTTCAGATACACTAGTATCCTCATTCTTATTTCCTGTAAGCATTTCCGTAAATGACTTAAATGCACCTGCCAATGTACTTAACTTTGCAAGAAGAGTATTTATAAGCTTTAATACCGGTGCAAAAATATTAATAAGACCTTGTCCAATATTGGCTTTCAAACTCTCGAACTGCAAATTTAATATTCTTGTCTGGTTTGCCCAACTGTCTGACGTTCTGGCAAAATCACCACTTGCATCCGTCAATTGCTTCTGCACAAAGGCATACCTTAATGCTACCTTTTCCTGCTCCGTCATTTTTGCTGTTGTTTTGCCAAATCCATTCTGTAAAGCAAACTGATCCAATGCAGTTTGTGTCATTACAACACCTAAGTCCTTGAGGGATTCAGTTTCACCAGTAAACACTGACTTAAGTTTCGTATATGCCTCATCCTGACTAATATTGTAAAAAGATGCAACATCACCTGATAATCCGGTAAGAGTTGTACTCATTTCAGCTGCTTCTTTTTCAGAAAATCCAAAAGCCTTTGACATTGAGCCAAATGTACCTGCATATCTCTTTGCCATTGTTTCTGATAAACCAAATTGTGCGGCTGCATTCTTTGCGAACTTATCAATTGTCTTATTCATTTTTGGGAAAGCAACATCAACTACGTTTTGTACTTCCGTTAAGTCTGAACCAAGCTCTATACAGTCTTTGCCAAAGTCCACGCCTTTTTTTATTGCAAAAGCTCCTGCTATGGTTGCGCCGACCTTTTTAGCCATATTGCCTATACTTTTAAGCTGTGAATTAAAGCCCTTTTCATTTAGGTTTAAATCAAGTGCTACTGCTCCAACCGTTTGCATCCTATCCCTCCTTCCTGCTAAACATTTAATCCAGCCATTCTAAGGAATGCCCTTTCCATTCCTTCAATAGCCTTTTTTGCACCTTTTTTACTCATTGTCCTTGTATGTCTTAATCTCCATTCATTTCTTATTCTCATTTGGTCTTTTGTGAAGTTTTTCAGAACATCTCTGTCTTCTTCTGATCTGATTGACACTATTCTTCCAAGAACCGTGTCCGGCCCTATCCCGACAAGTAAACTTCTAAATTCAGACCAACGCATTTTTTTAATGTCTGACACACGCAAACCATATTGTGCTGTAAAAGATGCAACTATTAAGTCAAAATCATCTATCAGATCATAGAAAGGGTCTACTCCCCCTCTTCGCCTTCCGTATTACCTACTGCTACATCAATCGCTGACATAACCACCATCTGATAATCCTTAAAATTAAGTTTTAACTGTGACAATTCTTTCTGTGCCTCCTTCGTAAAGATAATCTTGCACATTTCTTCAACATCCTTTGCTGTTGGATTGTCACTTGCAAGTCCCATTACCTTTAACATATTTTCAGCACTTGCATCTATTTCTAATTCCAAATCCTTTATTTTGATTTTTGGATTCTCCTCAAAATTCAATTTTTCTGTAATATCAATTACTTTTGACATATATCTATTCCTTTCCTTTTATACAAAAACAGAGCAGAACCTATTAGTTCCACTCTGCCATGATTTATAACTACTAATTAAACAGCCGGTGTTATTGTCGGCTTACCATTTGACATAACATCAAATTCCAATGGTCCAACATTTGTGCTATCACCTGCGTTACAAGCTGTAACATTGATAACGGCATTTTCAAATGCAACAACTGTGCCATCAGGAAAAGTCCACTCAAAGTAACCCTCTGCATCCCTTCCATTGGCTGCCCATTTACCTGCTATATAGTCATTTCCTGTATCTCCTATGTTTCTTTTTCCTGATACTGACACGGTGATTCCCTTTGCAGTCATTAATCTCCTTATCCATCCCTCTGTATTCATTGGTGTCCATTCTTCCACACCATTGTCAAATGAAACTGAAAATGACTCCATATCCGCTATGGGGTTTACACTTCCCTTTGCTTCACCAACCTTAAACTGGTTTTCATATACAGGAAAAACTCCATCTGGTTTACTCATTCTGCTCTCCTTTCTCAAAATAAATTTCTAATTCAATTACTCTCTCATATACCCCTTTATCATCTGTCGCCACATCTATTGGTTCTGAAGACAATAGACGTATATAAGGTATTCTTGTGTTACCAATAGTCACATTGTTCGACTGTTTAATGGCTTCAAAAAGCTTATATGACGCCATTTCCGTTTCCAGTGAATCATTGTTCCAATGTACAAGCAGTGATACCGGTTTAATTTCATAAGATGCCATTCCACCAATACATTGTCTAGGCTCTCTGCTGGTTTTTAACTGATAAACTCCTATTGATTTATCCTGCTTATTATCAAGTTTACCTGTGTAATAATGTTCAGCTATGTTAAAGCCTTTCAGCCAATCTTTTATGTCTGCCAGATATAACATCATACACCTCCATTTTTCTTGTAAAGTTTTGCAAAAGTCTTTTCTGCAAAATCCTGCTTCTTACCTCCCGGTGTATACGATTCAAACCATTTTCCACCGGCATTTGCATTTTCAGATTTGCTAAAGTTATATTCCGGGTGATAGTAAAGCCTTCTTGCATAAGGAGTGGAAGATACCACGGAAACTTTTCCATTTCTGCTTTTTGAATCATCAACAAATGTGTCTGTATTCTGCAATGTTCCCTTGTCAAAAGGCATTGTTTCTGATTCTTTCAAATCACCCATAAGTGCTTCTGCTGTCTGTTCTAATGATACAGTAGCTGCATTGCTTAATTGCCGTATTACACCCATATTTAACTTTACTTTTGAACTTACCTTCATTAAACAATCTCCAACAACGTATAATTCACTGTTCCATCAGGATTTCTTGCTTTTGTTCCCTGATATATGTTCCTTTTAACACCATATACTTCAACATATCCACTACTTATTACGGCAAGTTTTGGGCATATGTCACCAGGTATATAAGCCTTTGCTCCTAATGTCACAATTTTCTGTTCTGCTGTGAGTTTTGTATATGACCGGTCCTGATAGTTAGATTTAATATTTTTGTCATATACAACAATGGGAGAGCCTGTCTCTGACAAACCCTCACCATATATAACCACTCTTATATCTGTCCTGCACACTGATTTTGGTATTAAATTCGGATATTTCATCACAACAGCCTGCAACAATACCCGGTCTGACAAAGCAGTCCATATATGTCTTTTTTTATAGCCACACCATTTTCAACATATACATTCCATGACTGACCGAATGACATTGATACACCATTGACACTGTAACTTTGTAAAATAGTGTTGATAATTTCCTCATTGTCATATTCAAATTCTGCCTGCTGACACACAACTTCTTTAATGGTTTCACTTTGAAACTCTGTAAGATTATCAAATCCTTCAGCATGTATCCGGTTAAAGGTCAGTGTATCAATGTGTCTGCTTGCCTTTTTTAGTAAAGAATACCGCTCACATTCGGGAATCAGTGTGTAACCGAATGAAGCATACTCTTCCGGTGTGACATAAGGAGTATAAGCCATAGGCTCACCTCCTACTCTACAGCTTTAATTTTCTTGATAATACCATCTCTTGATGTAGCATTACCCAAATCAACGCCTTTTTCTAAAGCGTAGGCTTTAAGCTCGTCTAATTCCATTGAAGAAAACTTATCACCTGAGCTTTTTAACTTAGAAACCAACTCCTTGAGTTCATCTCTTTCTTTCACCACAGTTTCGTACTCTGCATATGAAACTGTAGATTTAGGTGAACGTTTTATAAGTTTTCCTTTATCATCCAAAATGTCATATCCTAATGCAAGATATTCATCCATGTTTGATTCAGAAACTGTATAAACCTTATTGTCTTTTATTGCTCTCACTGGTTTTCTCCTTTCTAGGCAGTTGCAGCATTAATAATGCAACCGTCTTTCATAAGTTCATCAATAGCAAATGTTCCGTTAAACTTTCTGTTCTGGTAAACATAGTTATCCGCTGTTCTTGAATCTGTTCCCGGTGTGAAAACTGAAATGTAACTATATTTATCTCTTGATACCTGACATTCAGGGTCAATCAAAATGTAGTTAATCTGAACAGCTGAGACATCTGCCACACATCCATTTGTAAAGTTGTAAGCAGTCTTAAATCTTGCTGATGGGACCTGCTTAATCTTTCCAATATCATCAATAGAATGAACTCTTCTATCAATTCCTTTTACTCCGTTTGCTTCAAGTGTTCTCTGAATACCATCCGCATTTTTAAGTAACTTATAGTAAGCTGGTGTACAGTAAAGAATTACTCTGTCAAGTGGAACACCTGCCTCTGTCATTGCCTCTAAGATGTCGTCAAAATCTGAAAGAACATTTGCAGTTGTAAGTGCTGTTGTCTTAACTTTTGCTCCAACTCTTTTAGCTTCTGAATAGATTTTACTAAATGTGTAACAGTCTGCCTCCGGAATAGCCTGAGTTGTCTCAAATCTCTTCTGGATATTTCCAATTGCCACTACCATGTTAGTTTCATCTACATCCATTGGATCAATAGAAAATTCAATATCCCTATCATGATCTAATGTCTTTGTTTCATATTCATTTGAATATGAACCTGTGTTGAATCCTAAGCTACCTCTGGTATGGTCTTTATAACCACTTACTGATAACTTCGGAATTTTTAAATTTTTACCATTAACAATCTGAATGTCTGAATTTGAATTATATAAGTCAACAGATATCTGCGACTGGCCATATAATTCTCTTAAAATGTTGCTGAATATCTCAGCATACTGTAATACTGCCATGTGTTACTACCTCCTATTTTTTCTTTATTCCAAAAATGCCTCTTAATAAGTCATCCTGGTTCTGTTGATTGTTATTGTTTGGAGCACCAATTTGAAATCCCTGATTATTTGCTCCACTTTCTGCTGGTTTTAATGCCGGAACATCTTCCAAAACTTTGTTGATTGCTGCTTTCACCTTTTCTGCATCAACCGTTCCGTCTTCTCCTGCTACATCCTTAAAATCAGCCATTTTGATTACATACGGAATTGATTTTGCATCAATACCTAACCCTACAGCCTGTAATGTTGCAGAATTTTCAATCGTAAGCTGTAAGTTTCTGCTTTGTACCTGTGCAATTTGAGATTGCATTCCTGCCACATCAGGTGTATTTTTTGCTCTCTGCTCTTTGTAATTGTTAATTGCCTGTGTTACTTCATTTTCAGACATGCCCTGCTGCTGAAAAAATGACTTTAAGGCTGACTGCTCTGCTCTTGCTATTCTGTTATTAACAATTCCATCAAGCTGTTCCTGGGTATATGTTGTACCCTGATTGTTATTTCCAGTATTCTGGTTACTGTTACCATTTCCGGCGTTGTTGTTCTGGTTGCCGTTACCAGCTCCGCTACCCTCTCCTGAACCTTCTGCAAAAAACTGAATGTTCATAGGGAATTTTCCTGATTCTCTTGTTGTAGATTTCATAAAATATTTTCCTTTCCGTTTTAGCTCGTCAGCTTATTCCGAGAGTTTTTAGCCATCACGTTTTTGGGCATATAAAAAGCACCTACTTACTTGTAGATGCCTTAGGTTCATCTTTTTCAATTACTGCACCAATTTTTAGCAAATATTCTTTGCGCTCTTTTGTTTTTGCCTTAACCTCATCCCCGGCTTTTACCAAGGCAAGGTTGTTTTCCTTGTCATAAAAATTGATTTTTGCGATTAACATTTGTTACCTCCTTTATTTATTGATTTACAATTTTATTGTTTTCTTTGATATTTTTGCAGATATATTGTATAATATATAAAAAGATGAGAGTCACCTTCTCCACACCAAAGGAGCTTATGCTCTGGGGGGGGGCACGAGCTCATCTTTTTATTTTCGTCTTTTAAATACTCCCAAGACTTTATCATTTTTTATAATTACTAATTTATCAACAAATTTTGTACCTTTAGTAGAATATATATATTCTACCTGTGGTTCAATATCATTCAATTCCTTGTCGATTTTACTTATATCTATGATAAAATTATTTGCTTGTTCTTTTTTCTTATGTATAGCATTATAAATTGCCTTATCACTAGCACCGTTTAATTCTTTTAAATCAAACCTATCTCCTTTATATATATAATCTGGTGTTTTCGTTACACCTGGACATTCAAACATTAATTCCATTTCTCCACCAAAATTACTTTCTAAAAGTTCTGCTACCTCCTTTTCTCTTTTTCCAGTTCTGAATGTAGCAACACTATCTGTTGAACTAAAACGATTCCCTTTATAATCTACATAAGATTTACTATTTACTATTTTATGGCTATTTGGTGTTGCCGTCTTGTACCATTCTTCAGTTACATTATCAAAAGTTTTAGCAAGAGCATTTTCACTGATAGTAATTGTTTTAACTCCGGCTTTTTCTTTTGCTTCATTAATTACCTTTGCTATGCTTTCAGGTATTTGTTCGCCTTTATCCATAGCTAAAAATCCCTCTGCAAATGCCTCGTATGGATTTTCGACAGCATATTTACTTATCTTAGAAGCTTCTAGTTTTGCTTCCCTAGAATATTTGGTATTAATGTCATAGTGCCAATCTCCATTTATATATTTTCCACCAAGTTCTTTGGCTTTAAATACATTCTTTTTTTGTACAAAATCAACTTCTGCATGCCTATGTATAAAATGACCATATTCATGTGTGATTACATCTGAAATGTTTTCTCTTACAGCTTGTCTGTTTATATTCAGTTTTATTTCAGCTTCTGCTTTAGATAATATTGCTTTCTCTCTTTCATATCCCTTTATGCTTGAATCAGCCAATACTTTTTCTACTTCTGCAATTATTTCTTTTGCATTTTCTTTTATTTTATAATGTTTCTGCCATTCTTTTAGTGATGTTTCTGACTTGTTTATTATTTCTGAATACCTATCAGCATCTGCGATTTTGCCTGAAATATAAATTTTATCATCAAGCCAATTGTATGTTGCAGTTCCATCTGTAACCTTTAAAGGCTCATACAAAACACCTTTTGGCATTATGCCATATTTTTCTTTTAAATCTATGAGCGTTTGTTCTAACTGATCTGCTGCATCAGGTGTAATATTGCCTGGTAACTTTATTTCTTCTACAATACCATTACTTAATATTCTTTTTTCTGTCTCACTCTTGTATGCCTTTGTTTTTTCAAGAATATCAGCCTTAAGTTCACTTAGTTTATTTTGATACTCTTTTTTATTAACATTTATTTCCTTTAAAGCATCAGCTTCATCCTGCGTTCCAGTCATATCAAAATATACTTTCTGAGTAAGTTCCTTTTCTCTAGTACTTAGTACTTTTAACTTTTCATTTAAAACATTCCTTTCATTGATTTTTTCATTTATTTCTTTCTTAGCTATATCTTTATTAAATGGTATATCATCTAATTTCTTTTCTATATTTTTGTCTAAAGGTTGATGTTCGTTATTAGCTTTTAATTTAACTGCTTCTTTCTCCCATTGTTCCTTTTTAAAACTATATTTCTTTTGCTTTTCTTCATCTAAAGAATAATTAGATAACCTATCAAACTTATCTACATTTCTCTGTATCAATTTATTTCTGTTTTCCTGCTTTTCTGCAATCACAGCCTGCTTCATTTCTTTCTTTGTTACCTTTTCAGGCTTGTCAGAAATTCCTGGAAAATATGTACTATGACCGTCTTTGCAATTAGGGTGATATAAACCTCCGGCTATTGCCTGTGACATTAATGGATAAGGACCATCACTAGCCTTTCCACCACTCCAAACATCATCTATCAGTATTTTTCCAACCCATTTTGCACATCTTGGACAAGGTAAACCTCTCTTATGAACCACAACTGTGGAAATTCCCCACTCCTTACGTTTTTCACCTTCACCCTGCAAGTATGCTCTGGTATTGGCTGTTCTTAATGCCATTCCCGCATATGAGGCTATGTTAACTCTTGCACCATTCTTGTACTGAACACAGTTAATTCCACGACTTAGGAAATCCTTTGTAGCCATGTCCACTGCCTTTTCATATGTTCCTGCTCCTGTGTTGAAATACACCTGTGCATTGAATATTGATTTTTTGTACTGGTCATTTGCCATTCTAAGCATTGCTGTTTCAGCACGTCTCATACTACCATTTACTTCATTTAGCAAAGCATCTAACTTTCTATCATTAACACGAAAAAAAGCACCTTCAATGGTGCTCTCTGCTTTATGTGTTAATTTTGCCCCTTTTTTAATGGCTTCCAAGATTTCTTTTTCCTGATCTGTTGCTCCGGCTTTTCTGTGTAACAATATTGATTTTGTAATCTTGTCATTTATTTCTCTAAATTGTTTTGTAAACTTACTACTATTTTTCTGTTTATAGATATTTAAAGCCTTTAATTGCTCTGCTTGCCATGAGGTCCAATTAAATCCTTCTTTTGTTTCCTCTGCTCTGTGATGTGATAAGTTCCTCATCATAGAGTCTATTAATTCATTTTCAATTGCTCTGAAAGTCTCTTCAATGTCATAATCCTTTGGCATTCTTAATCAACTCCATTAGCATATACTTTAAAACCAGCTTTTTTGAACTGTCTTTTTAAATTCTTAACCTGTGTTACTGAACTGCATCTGTCATTACGCATTTCAATTATCTTATCTTTTTCCAATGCATATATACCTCTTGGTACCTGCTCACTTGCAATCCTAAGAAGATTCATTGCCTTATTCTTCGACATCTGGTACACTCTTTTGCCCACTATTACCTTCATATGTTATCTTTCCCTCCATATTTAGTGCCGGCTCCTGCTCATCTGATATTCCCTGCTCTGCTTTTAGCCTTGCTACTTCATTCTTTTTCCATTCTTCATCTTTAGTGTCACCATACAGTTCCTCAACGGAAGCCTCAACACTCATTATTCCCTGTGTCTTTGCTTTTCCAACTGTCTCTACCTGACTTTCAAATGATGGATTAGCATACTCACTGAAATCAATCGTGCATTTAACCTCTGTTAATGTTTTGTTTTGACTTAGATTAATAACATCAAACACCTTCTGAATGAATAATGGTAACTGATCTTGTAAAATATCAACTATATTTCCTCTTGTATAAAGGGTTGTCTTTTCCTTTTCTCTTTGTGCCTCAGCATTATCAAGTTTCTTTACATCAATGCCAAGAGTACTAGGACTTATTAATCCCTGTAAGCACAAATCCAATGCTGTAACATATGTAGCAAGATATGACTCATGCGGAATAGCTGGTTGTGTAACCTCTATCTTGTTTTGAGCATTCTCCGACATATCGTCACCCTTGGCAATATATGAATTATCAAATGCATTAGGTTTAATTATTGCACCTGTATTCGGATTTCTTGGAAGTATTGATTCTGGAATCCATTCTTTGCTTCGTCCTTTTCTTAAGGCATCCATCCACTGGCTCCAAGCTTCGTCCAATGCATCAAAATCATCTGTTTTCTTTTCAAATATTGACTGGCCTCTTCCTTCCCATTTGGCACTTTCACCATACATAATAGGATGAGCCATTATTACTGTTTCATCAAACTCCACATCAGCTAACCCACTCAATGCCGGAATAGTGTCTATAGCAACACTTACCTCATCAGTTCCACGATAAAGTTCATATTTGATATAACCATATCCATAACGTTCCTTCAGATAGTAGTCCATATTGTTATGACTATATTCTGTTGTAAACACAACTTCATGTATTCTTCCCCTGTTATATAAATAATCAACCTTATCAGCTCCTAAAAATTCTATTATTGGATATTGACTGACCTTACTATCAAGAGAGATTTTAAATGCACCATCTCCTAATATGAGCATTTTAGATACAGCCTTTTTCAGAACCTTTTTAAAGTTATTGTCTTTAGCTATATTGTCCCATATCTCTTTGTCAGTATCTTTTATAAATGTAATCTGGCTAAAATCAGTGATTATAATATCTGTAAGCCTGTCTACAATAATTCCCGGTAAGCCTGTATGTATTTTTCTTATCTCTCTGCCTACAGTTGAACATGCTGCCCAAAACTTTATTCCATCAGAGCCTCCATTTATGTTTTGGTAAAACTGTGTCAGTTCATAACTGTCACCACGATACCACAAAAGATTCTTTATACAGTTACTTGCAAAATTCAGTTGTTCTCTAATAATAAATGTCTGATTTGGAGCATCCTGTATTTTCAAAAAATGTCTTATTCCATCTCTCATTCTATCCACTAACCTCATTCTTTTTTAACTCCTATTTTCTTTCTGTATGGAATCCAGTTGTACTGAACAGAGTTGACCATATGATCATTTCCATCTTCCGGTTCCTGGTCCTTTTCCTCTAACCAAGAATACTTCTCCAACTCTTTTACATATTCCTTACAAGTCTCTACAATATAAAAACTTGGCTGAATACCTTTATCATTATTAAAGTTCATCCAACCAAGCTGTAATATAATTCTATCTATAATTTTCACAGCCTTATATGCCGGATTAAACACATATAAGCACTGTGCGTGTTCCCTTTTGAATTTATTTAATTCTGTAATTGTTGCTGCATCTGCCGAGTCGACAAATACGTGTTTTGCCAGTCCCCATTCTTTTCTGTTTCTTTCAAGAAAATCAAAATAATTCTTTGAAGTATCAGATGGAGCTATAGGAGTACCAATTTCCGCATTGTTATAAACTCTTTCGTCCAAAACAATATATCTGCCTTTATTTGTAATTCCTGCAAAACTCATTGCAATGGTATCAGGACTTTTAGTTGAATAAGCCGTGTCTAATCCACTTGTAAATATTTCAAACCATTCAGTTTGTTTCTTATCTGCTCTGTTTCTAATAAATGCTTTTGCATCAGCAACCGTAATCAAATGATGTTTTCTATCAAATATACTAAATACAAGACCTGTTGCCTTTCCTCTGAGACCTAATATCTTGTTTTTGTACATCTTGGTTCCTACCGGAACTGCATCTATTTTGTCCTGTATATCCTGCTCCGTTAAACTGGCATTATCATAAAAAGTAAAATACCAATGAACCCAACCAACTTTTTCAGGTTCATTTAACTCTGCCAACAACTCTTCCGGATAATCTTTGATATATTTCTTTAAAGGTCTACTGTGATTAATAAACTCTTTATATACAGGTAAGTCCGGACTATCAGGGTTTGATGTAGTCATCATATACTTACATCTATGTGAAATTTCTCTTAAGAACTCCATGTCGGCAGTATTAACTTCGTCAATGTAAACACAACCCTGTTGTGAACCTAATACCTTTTTCCAACGTGCTTTATTATCATAACCACACACATATATTATCTTTTCACCGTTTGGTGTCTGATATTTAATGTGTGATAAACCAATTCTGCCTTGACCTTTAGGATAATATTCAGCTAAACCATCAAACTGGTCTAAAAGTCCTCTCTCATTGTTAATAACATTCTTTTCAACAGTTCCAAGGTCTGCTCCAGCGATTACATGATACTTAATATCACTCTTTGCCACCATAAGCATAAACTTAAATATTCCTACAGTGGTCTTTCCTGCTGCCGTAGTACCTTCAAGGAAATCCCTCTTTGTTTCTGTCAGAATAAATTCTTTAAATTTAGGTGATAATTGTAACAATACTAATCACCCTTTCCTACAGGCTTCATCTGTTCTAATATGCTGGCTATATTATCCAGTTTTTCTGCTTTCTTTTCCTCTGCTTCATTGTTTACATCCACCTTGTCTGTATACAGTCCATATCTCTTGCCAAGAAGTTCGGCTGCTTTTAATCTCTCTTTCTCTGATGGTGGCTTTTCAATTGTTCTTGCTTCACTGCATCCATCTCCTATTCCCTCAACTACTAACTCACTTGAAGAACTTTCCCCTCTAAGCACTGACGTTAAATATTCAAGCACTTCCTGAGCATCTGCTGTTCTTTCATTATGTAATTTAGATAGTTGCCTATCTATGTACTCTTTAATCTCCGGTTTATTCATCAGCCTTGAAGCAGCTGCAGCTGCAACATTATCATTCTTAACACTTGGATAAGCTTTCTTATAAGCCAAGGTTTTATTAAATTCAGTATCTGATAAAAGTTCATCACAAAATATCTGTTCTTTAATTGTCACTACAACCACTCCTTTCTCTTGATTTAATATTGTATAAAAAAGAGACACCCTAAAGATGTCTCCTACTTTCATATTAAAAAAACTATTTCTTAATTCGTATACTATTGCTCAATGAATTATTAGGAACTTTTCCCAACCCAAAAGAGTAATTTGTCTGAATTTGTTCATATCTTTTTCCTGTATTAATCTGGTTTCTTACGGGTTGCTTATCATTAGAGGTTATTCCCAACTTAGCATATAATTCGTCAACTGAATAATTATCCATTCATTTTCCCTCCTTTTGCCTTGTTATTGTACCCCAAATTTAAAATATATACAACACTATTCACGACTTATCACTGCTTTTCCATTCTGATTTTCAATTATTTTTATCGCATCACTTCCAGAAATTGACAGCATATAAGCATGATGCACTGTTAAAATAGCATCTTGCAGTTCTTCGTTTTCTTCCATAGAAATAATTTTTAGTCCTATTCCTTTACAAAAGTCTATACTAAAATGTCTTCCATGATTTTTTGAATTGTCGTGTTCGTTTAATTGTGCCACAATCTCATCCACTATTCCACTTTGATCTCCTTCAAACATACAACTGCTTAACCATTCTTTTACCAATTTGCTAGATAACTCAATTGCATCTATCGCAGTTTTCATAAACGCAGCTGGATATTGCTGTAATTTTATTGCCCAATATTGGGCATTTTCATTGTTAATAGCTAAATCTTTTTTAGCCTCTTCAAACTCTTCTTTTATATTATATGCTGGTATTCCATTAAATTGAGGATCAATCGGTCCAAGACTCGATTGTTTTCCCATAATTATTTCCTTTCCCGCACAAGCAATCATAGTTCCCGCAGACATTGCAATTTGTGGAACAATTATTCTTATATCATTACCAAATTTACTTCTTAAATAATTTACAATTGTTTCTGCAGCAGTAGGCGAACCACCTGGTGTGTGAAGAATTAAATCCAATCCCCTTGAACAATTAATATCCTTTAAGGTATTCATAAACCCTGTCATATCCAAATCGTTAATATCTGTATTTGGTATATTGGGCTTATTTAAAAATGCCGAATAATACGCTATGGCATTTCTACCTGTTAATTCTGATAATTGTTTTAAATATTTTCTCCTCACATAATCTGCCGGTGAAAGTGTTTCATTCATTTCTTTTAATACATCATCCCATCCTGGCATATTCATCTCCTCCAAATCTTTTCTTTTATCATATATCTAAATGTGACAATTTTCAACAGAAAAAGAACAGCCAAAAGACCGTTCCTTCATGAAAAAAATACAAAATACTAGGGGGAAACCATCAAGACGATACAAAAATGTCATCTATCAAATTATCACAATACTATTTTAGCACGGGTCAATATAAACTTCTATCAACAGTTTAGTAATTTTTCAATTTCCTTTAATGCTCTTCCATGAAGTTTACACACCCACTGATAACTATAATTCATTTCCAATGCTATCTCTTCCCATTTCTTCATCAGGCAGTAGCGTTTGTACAGAATGTGCTCATATTCGTCGTTTCTAAGCATATGTATAGTCTCCATAACCTTTGAACGTATTCTCACAAATTCCCTTACCTTTTCATCCAGTTCACGTACTTTTTCGTCTATCTCGCACACGGTATTAGCCATTTTATCCTGTGCACCACTGCTTAAAACCTTTTCGTCACAATTTAATGCTCCAATACTAACCGCCAGCTCTTTTAGCCTTTTGATTTCATCCTGTAACTCTTTGATTTGCAATTCTATATTGCCTACCTGTTTCAAGTATTCCTTTGCTGTCTGTTCCACTATCATCATCCTTTCCATGCATTCATCCGTTAATATGTCTCTTCACTCTCTTTTTTATTTTTCTTCGTAGCCGCCTACGTTTGCTTCCTCTAGCTGTTTCTAATTGTTCATACCATTTTCTTAACGTTGCATCACAATTTATTGAATTTGCAATTGCTATAATAACACGCGCTTTATTTGCAAGTTTTTGTAGTGCTGAACCTAACCTTTCAAATGCCTCTTGAATTTTAGCCCCAGCTTCTTGTATGTCTTGTACGAATTTTTGATTTTGTTCCACTTCTATCTCTCCTTTCAGGCATAAAAAAACCAACCACCGAATATTGGTAGTTGGTAAAAGTATTTGCTATTTTTTTGCAAAACAAAATACAAAAATAATAATAGGAATTATAAAAAGAATAACATCTAAGAAATATTCAAATATTATTTTCGATTCTTCAACCATAACGTTTATTTCGCTTAAATAATTGTTAATAACTTTATCTTGTTTTTCCTTTATTTCTTGTTTTTCCTTTATTTCTTGTTTTTTCTTTGTCTCTTGATCTTTCAAAGGCTTCTCGTGTTTTCTTTTTTTCTTCACCCAACTGATTTTATATTCTTTGCATAACTGTTTGACCGTCCTAAAAAAATCTGTATCATTCCTTCTTTCCGTTTTATCAACAATTTCATTATATTTCTCGTTATATTTTTCAACTGAATCATTATCTAGTTTTCTTTTTATTGTTTTTAAACCGTTTAATGAATCAATTAATGAATCAATTCTTGAGGCATAATTTGCATTTTTGTTAACTAAAGAAAAAATCAACACAATTATGGATAATATTATATTAAAGTATTCATTCCATACAACGTTATAATGTTGCGGAAAATATTTTCCCGTAAGTGTTCCAATTATTAAGAAAACACTATAATATATTAACATTATTTCTGCAATATTCTTTTTACGTTCAAGTCTTTTAATCATATTCGCATAATTGCTTAAAGTTGTTTCAATTATCTTTCTTAATTTATCCGCATCATATTTTTGAGAATCCATCATTTTCCCCTTCCCTTTTGTAATACACAAATTATATCATTGCAACTACCAGTATTCAATTGTCAATGTGCATTTTCTTCTTAATCTCTGCCCTTAGACTTAAGTAAAATCCATAAGAATATAAACCAAGCTATCAGCAGTATATTTATTGCCCTCATATTTCCTCCTTAACATTTCTTAACATTTTTATCTCTAGTCTATTTTTCGTATATGTATTCCATTATTGCTGTTGCAATTGTCCTAACCAATGATTTCTCATGTTCTTCTGGATACGCTCTACAAATGCCATTCAACTCTCTTACCATTTCTTCACATACTGCATCATCAGATATATCCCTATCTTTGTATTCTGACACTGCATGCCAAACAAATAGCATAATGTTGTAAACAGTTATAAATTTATTCATTTTGCACCTCCTGTATCAGGATATATATTCCCGGAAGATCTGCCCAAAACTTTTCAACGTGTTCTGATACCACCAAACAATCATCTTCCCAAAAATTCAAACTAGTCATGCAGTCTTTTAACATTTTCTGTAAATTATCGGTATCAGGCCTTGTTGTTCTGTACTCACCGTTTTTATGACTACCTTTGGGAAATAACCATTTAACAACCAACATTACTCCTCTGTTAAATTTTTTATCCGGAACATTTTTTGCCAGATATGCCATCAGCTTACTCTTAGCTTCTTTTAGTTCCTGTGGTTCATAAAAAACAGGCTTACCATTAACCACTGCAACTTTATGTTCCTGATAAGTTTTAGTCGGTGGAACCATTGGCATAAAAAACTCACATTTATTTGCCATAGTCCGCACCCTCCCATTTTCCCGTGCTGCTATTGTACTTGATATATTTTTTATTAATTGCCATGTCAAAAACTTTTTGCCTTACTTCAGGAATGTTAATAAGCCATTCGCACACGTCACTGTTCATCACATCAAAATCACCGGTTCTGTTTTTATGTCTTAGTGGTGGCATTACCTTTGCCGTTTTCAAAAATGTGTAGTCCAAACTTCTCACTCTACTCAACTCCTTTTTGTCAATGTCAGGGGAAGGAGTTGTTGTGCGAAAGCTAACGCACAACTACTTTCCCCATTGACGAGGGAAATTTTTCTCGCGTATTACGTAGTAATATATATTTCCCTAGGGAAATTCTCGGTAATTTACCGACTTTTTCCCTCTGAGGGAAATTCTCGGTGTTTACCGACTTTTTCCCTCCAAAAGGTCAGGGAAATTCTCGGGAAATTTCTCCGAGATTTTCCTTTCCCTGACACCTATTTTTTGCCAACTTTCCCTTCGTCTATCCAAAATCCACCATGTTCTTTTAGTCTGTTTCTGATGGTCTTTTCAGTTACTCCCATTGAATCTGCCAATGATGTTATGTCAACTGTATTATCCTCATTAAACGTTGCCAAACTTTCAAATGCCTGGTCTAATGATTGTATTCTTTCCTTTTTTCTTTCTTCCGGTGTTTTTTTGTTTTTATTAAAGTTCTTTTTCCATGTCTGTTTAGGATTAACATCGTCCGGATTAATATCTTTTAAAACTCCTGTTTTATCCACTACATGCCTTGGATAATCAAACCATAGATTAACAGGTTGGAACTTGTTAAATTCACGCAAAGTTCCTTCCACTCTCCAAGCACTCATATGCTCCACCTGACTTACTCTTACAGTCAATTTTTCTGTGAGTTCTTTCCACTGTGCCGGTGTTAATAGCCTTTCCGCTTTTGCTTTCATTTGTGCACTACTGCACATATCATCCTGTGAAATGAAATCTTCCCAGTTATCAACTTTTTCGTTTAAATACTGTACAATAACATCACACATGACATTATTGGTTTTGTTTAATATCAAATCGTCATTAGTTTCCAATTCAATCAGGTCTAATAATGCATCAGGATCTCTCGCAAACACCCCGCTGCCTGAAGCTCTGTCCATTGATTTTTTAGTTCCCTGGCCACCTTTTGAATGGTGATGGCAATATATAACCGCACATCCCAATTCATTGCATACCTTGTCAAACTGATTGCAAAATTTAGCCATCTGATCAGCTGAGTTTTCATCACCTGTTATAACTTTATAAATAGGGTCAATAATAATGGCTATATAGTTCTTTTTAGCTGCTCTTCTTATCAGTTTAGGAGCCAGTTTGTCCATAGGTATTGATTTACCTCTTAAGTTCCAAATGTCTATATTTGACAGATTTTGGGGCTCATATCCTAATGCCTGATATACGTCTTTAAATCTGTGAAGACATGAGGCTCTGTCCAACTCCAGGTTCACATACATTACCTTTCCCTTTGCACACTTCCAATCAAGCCATTTTTTGCCTTCAGCAATTGCTATACACATTTCTATTAATGCAAAAGACTTTCCTGCTTTTGATGGACCTGCAATCAACATTTTGTGCCCTTGTCTTAATACATTGTCAATCAAAGGTGGTGCAAGTTCGGGCATGTTATCCCATTGCTCACTTAGGCTTTCAGGGTCTGGCAAATCATCATTGATTCCATCTATCCATTCCTTCCACTCTTCCCATGATTCCTTTCCAATATTTACATCAATTAAAAACTGTTTTTTGCCATTTCTGATTACTCCGGGCATTCTTGACAGTCTGCTTGGATTTTTATTTTGTGTATCTACAGTAAGTCCATTTTTTTTGCATACCGCATATAAATATTCAACTCTTTTTCTGTATTCTGTATAGTCAGTGGCTTCAATTTTTACTATTGCATGAAGACTTTTCCCACCTGAATATACCAGGCAGGCAATGGGTAATTCCAATTCTCTAATGATTGCATTTTGTTTCTCCAGTTCCACTACATCAGACTCCACCAAGGCATATCTGTAATCTGATACGTTATCATTCTTTACACCTTTTCCATCAAGTGGATTAAATCTTATCCACGCACCTGCTTTATCGTTATAATCACCAATTACCTTACATATGTCACCATTACACTTGTTCAGTTCCTGAATCAACTTTCCTGAAGTTCGATCCCAGCACCCCTTAGTCGGCAAAAATTTGCCTTCCTTTTCCCAAGTCTGTGTTACATATCCTACGTTTTCGGTAGAATCAAACAATGTTTCAAGATACGTTGTAAGCTCCTTAACCGGATTCCAGTTTTTAGGTTCCTTTATTTCTTTACCTTCAACCCATCCCTGTTGGATAACAACCATATCCTCTTTGCTGCCAATAGTTCCATCCCAATCAAGTTCATAATCATTTCTTTTAGGCTCCCATCCGTTTTCACGTGCCATTTGAACGATAGTTCCTGCTGTAACAGGACTGGAGCTACCATGGAAAGACTGCCATTTTCTAAAGCACTCTCCATGGTGATATCTACTGTCAGCTTTACTCCATGAATCCCAATCATTAGCTGTATAACCTGATTCTTTCAAAGCCATGCCAACGTTTACCCATTCCTGGTATTCCAAATCTGCCGGATTTATGTATTTAATTAATTCTAATAAATCATATCGCTGTTCCATCACTAAATCCTCTTATTGTGGAATATACTCTTGTGGTACAATTCCATTTGGAATCCTCCAACCATTTGCCGCTATTCTGTCTATCAGATGTTTGGCTGTATCAAACTGCCATGTTCCAACATGTAAAAATCCTCTACTCTCTAAAAATCTAATCTGCTTAGGAGTAGTTAATCCTGCCATTCGTCTCTTATCCAGTTTGTCTAAAATTTTTGCTGCTTTTCCTGCGTTATCTATTGAATCAGGATATATTCCCAATTTTTCCAATGTTTTTACCTGCTTGTCTGTAGCGGGTCCCATTTCCCAGCCAAAAGCCGGAACATAATTGGTTAAGTCCTCTGCCTGTATTGACATTTCAAATTGCAGTGGATCCACCAGCTTTCTTTTTCTGTTTCGCATTTCTTTCAGCTGTTTAGCAAGGCTTTCCTCTCTCTGTGCCACAACGTCTTCCTGTGCCTTAACTTCTGCCTCTTCCAAATCCACCGGACAACCTGCTTCAGCAATGTTTTTTGTAATCTGGTTTGCTACTTCTTCACTTTCACTGATTAAGTGTGCAGGATGGCATAACTCATGTCTTTCAGAATGCCAAAGGAAATCCAGAAGCAATAATTCCGTCTTTCCTTCACAAAGTCTTGTACCTCGTCCAACCATCTGTGAGTACAATGCCCTTACTTTTGTTGGTCTTAATACAACCACACAGTCTACACTTGGACAATCCCAACCTTCTGTTAATAGCATTGAATTGCACAACACGTTGTATTTTCCGTTATCAAAGTCCTGTAAAACCTCTGTTCTGTTATCACTTCCACCGTTTACTTCAACTGCACTAAATCCCAATTCATTTAAAATATGTGTGAACTTCTGACTTGTTTTAACCAAAGGTAAAAACACTACAGTTTTTCTGTTTATACAGTATTTTTTCATTTCATCACCAATTTGATATAAGTATGGGTCTAATGCCGTGTCAATGTCACTCGTCTTAAAATCTCCTGCCTGCTGACTTACACCTGACAAATCAAGTTTAAGTGGTATAGTCTGTGCTTTAATTGGACATAAATAACCTTCCTTAATAGCCTTTGGCAATGAATATTCATATGCCAGTGATTCAAAGTAAGAACCAAGGTTCTTCATGTCTCCTCTGTCAGGAGTTGCTGTTACTCCTAAAACTTTTGCATTACTAAAATGTTGCAATACTTTTTGATAGCTGTCTGATATACAGTGATGTGCTTCATCAATGATAATCACATCAAAATAGTTTCTATCAAACTGATTAAGTCTCTTTTCTCTCATTAATGTCTGCACTGAGCCAACTACAATTCTGTACCATGTGTTCAAACTTGACTGCTCTGCTTTTTCCGTTGCACATCCAAGTCCTGTTGTTTTTGCTATTTTATCTGCCGCCTGTTCTAATAGCTCCCCTCGATGAGCCAAAATAAGAACCCTTTTTCCACCCTTTACACATTGTTCAGTAATTTTTGCAAACACTATTGTTTTGCCACATCCGGTGGGAAGAACCAATAATGTTTTATCAACTTCTTCCCACTGTTCAAAAACAGACTCCATAGATTCTTTCTGATACGGTCTTAATTCCATTAGAACTGTCCCGGCTTCCATCCACTTGCTGTTTCAGGTGTTGGCTCATAAAACTGTTTTATCTGATTTGACTGATTGATTTCACCTTTATCATTTTTCCAACTGTGAATACCTACCTTGCAACGACCTTTAGAGCCAATTACGAGATTCCAGTTCATGTTTATTTTTTCTCCCTTTTTTCTCTGTCCTATGGCAGTAAAAAAGGCACATAACATTCCTTCTGTCTTACTATGTAAAAATAAGTTATGTTTAATTGTTGTTGATTTTTCTCCATCATCAGATGTCAACCTGATTGTTAAAACAGCCTTGTTACACGCTGGCAATTTTTCACTTCCATTATGTCTTGCTCTTTCAAATCCTACTACTTCAAAAGAATAATCACCTTCGGGAAGCAAAACAAACTCCGGACCATCCTTTTCTATTTCATCATCCCATCCTAATTCTCTTTCAATTACTTCTGACATTTCTCTTTCCTCCTTTTATTAAAAATTAAATGGTAATTCACTTTGTTCTGCACTAACAAATTCTCCTCTGGACTCCTTTGTTTTTTTAATAACTGCATATATCTGATTCCATGCTGCAACCAGGCAGCCATTAACAAAACCTTCATCATAATTCTGTATTGGTGTGTCAATCGGGTAATATCCCCTGCTTGCCACCGCTTCCTGAATTTCCTTTTCATTAACGTTATAAGCCACCATCAAATCATTCAACTTTCTCATGGCATCTGAGCCTAAGTCAGCTGTTTTATTTTCATTTGCGGGTACTGATGTCGATTTCTTAGGTTCGCTTACTTTATTATCATTTGCCTTTGACACATTTGTGTTATTAACATTTAAATTATTGATATTAACATTCTGTGTTGATACAGTATTTTCTTCCTTTACAGATGAAGAAGATTCAATAATTGGCGCAATAACTGAATAATCGAATGCTGTCTCCTCAGGTAAATCATATCTGTTTTTTGCATCCCAACAAGGATGATGGGTTGTATACATCACTCTTTTTCCACCCTGCGCTTTATGCTTCTTTCCCTGGTCGTCTGTGGCAACCACAATTGTCTTATAGTTGGCAAACAATAACATGTCCGACCATTCTTTAATCAATGGTGCCGTCTGAGATGCCGTTTTCTTCCCCAGCTTCAACTCCCACCTGTCATATGCTCCAAGTTCATCCGGCTGTTCAAATTTTCTTAACTGCGCATGGGCTGTTAATACAACATTGATTCCTTTATCCTTAACATCAGATAAAAGATTAAGAAATCTTCCAAATTCTTCTTTGCTATACACATATCCATTACCATAACCAAAATCTTCAATTCCCTTTTTGCCTCTTGTCTGGCACACATGCTCAATACAAAGATTTTCTGCCCAGTCAATAGTGTCAATGACTAATGTTTTGCATAAACCGGGTGTATTCATTACTTCCTTTATCTGTTCAATAATCATGGTCCAGCTTGAGGGTCTTTTTGTTCTTGCAACATTTAATTCTGCCGTACTGCCTTCTGTATCTATGAATAGTGGCTCCGGAAACTGTGCGGCAAATGTGGATTTACCAATTCCTTCAGGTCCGTAAATTACTACTTTTTTTGCACTTTTAATCTTTCCTCTGATAATTTCCATTAAAATACTCCTTCCTGAAATTTCGGTACGGATTCTTCTTTCTTGTCAATATTGTTTGAATATCCATCCTCTATAATGATTGAACATTCGTCTCCTGCGCCAACTCTTGTTGCAATTGCCTGCAAGCCTTCTTTTTCAATCCACTGTCCAAATTCTTTTAAAGTGTTTACATCCATTTGTTCAAGCTTGTCTATTAAAACAAAACCACAATTAGGATTTAATTTTCTTACTATGGCAGTAGCTACTTTCAACTGTTCACTACCTGACATGTTATCCCATTTCTGTCCCTTATAGGTCAATGCATTATCTTCAATTGATAATTCAGGAAGTGGAAGACTCGCATTATTTAACAAATTAATTCTTTCCTTTCTCTTGTCTTCAATCTGTGTGGTTAATGCATCATACTTGGTCTTTTCGATTTTTGCATCCTCTTCAGCTTTTTCCTTATCCATATTTGCTCTTATTTTACGATTTAACTCTTCAATGTTTGCAATATTATTTTCCAGTTCTGCTGTTGATTCATCCTGAAGTGTTAATGCATCAGTTTTAGCTATTGCAAGGTTCTGCTCCAACTCTGCTTTTTCTTTTCTTACTTCTTCAAGTTTAATACTAAGTTTAGTAATCTGTCCTTCAAGCTGCTTAACAGATGCATCCTTTAAGCTTACCTGTGCTTCATATAAACTTACCTTTTCACGTTTTTTCTGATTTTCTCCATTTCTGGCGAGTATTTCCTGCTGCTGTCTGATAAGCTCCTGAGGTGAAATTAATTCACTTGGGACATTATCATAATATGGCTGTTCATCAGCGTATTTCTTTTTCTGATCAGCAACTCTCCCAATCAAGAGCCTTTCGTTTACTAATGTCTTAATTTCTTCATCCAATGCATAAAGAGTGTCTCCAACACCAATAATTTTTAATAATGTATCTGCTTTTTCTTTATCATTGGCATTCATAAACTTTGGTAAGTTTAATGCTAATTCTTCAATAAATGTGTCTAACAACAACTGACCTGCTTTGTTTCCATTTGGATCCGTTACCTTTAAGTCACTGTTCTTTCCTTTTCTTTCAACCACCAAACCATTACTCAACTCAATATGTAAATTTGGCGGAATGACCGAACCATCTCTTTCAGGACTTGATGGTTTAAATTTGTTTCCACCTAAAGCCCATGCTATACTGTCAAGTACTGATGTTTTACCCTGGCCATTGTTTCCACCTATTACAGTTAAACCATTTTCCGTTGGCTCTAATTTAACTGCCTTAATTCTCTTTACATTTTCCAATTCCAAACTGTTTATTTTTATACTATCCATCTATTATTCCTCCATTAATATTTCATCAACTGCTCCACACAAAAAACTCATTGCTAACACCATTCCTGCTGAATACAACAGCTTCATTGGAATACTGTCAATACAAATCCAATTGTTGTACCACATTACAATTGCCACAACGATACCTATCATCAGATTCTTGTATCTGTTTGCAACTCTGTACTTTTCCTGTAAAACGTGGTAATCTTTAGGTGTATTGTTTTTGTGAGAGCTTGAATGTAGTGGTGTATATTCAGGCTCTTCTTTTTTGGTTTCTTTTACTTCTCTTACTTCAAGTCTTTTGTTTGTTTCCATAAGCTCTCCTAACTGAACATTAAATGTATGAATTTATTCAACATTTCATTTTCTTTTCTTGACAGTTTATTTTTGTTTTCTCTTGCACGCTTTTCAGCTTCTTCATCCGACATCACAGAACATTCCAGCAACATCTCAAACATTTCCTTTCCTATGTTTTCACCATGCTTTTTAATAAAATGCCTCTTTACAGCCTCCACAAATATCATTGCCTCACATTCAATTAATTCATCAGGACCTGCCATTGTTACCTTGTTTTTGTCTACAATAATCATCCTTATCCTCTAACCTTTCCAACCATATCGGTTATTTTTTCATTCGACCAACTTCTTGTTTCAGTCAATCTTGGACAATGTGTGTCCATAATGTCCTTTTCTTTTCCTTAAGGACAGTCCCTGCAACTACCTGAATGTTTTCTACAAATGTCACGCAAATCCCGGTAGCTGTTAATTGCTCCAATCAATTTAATCACTCCCTTCTATGAATAAAATCTTTCATTAAAATATTTAGTTGGAACCTTGCCTGACATTGTAATGTAGCCTTTCTCTTTCAATTCTGCATTCATCTGCTTAATTATTTTGTATGCAAATGAAAGACTACACTCCATTGTTTGAGCAATATCCTTTGCTCCCATAAATTGTTTTTCAGGCATATCTATCACCTCCTATTCTTTTTTAAATAGATACTCAATGTCCTCACCCTTAAAAAAAGCATTACGAATCTTAAACGCTTCGCTGATTGAAAATGAAGACTTCCCGTTAATTTTGTTCGCCACAGAGTTTCTGTGCAAATCCAACAATTTTGAAATGTCTTCTATATGAACATTTCTTTTTGCCATCTCACCTTTTAAATTCAAATAAGGCATTTTTAATACTCCTTTCTTTTGTTGTCTACGCATTTGCGTAGCTCACTTTTACAATATATACTCTTTTGCGTATATTGTCAACACTTTTTTACGCATTTGCACATTTTTTTATTTACTTTTTTACGCAAAACGTGTAATATAAAGATAAATAAAAGAGAGGTGAACAATATGGGAATCGGTTCTAAAATGAATAAATTGATGCAAGAGAAAAATATAAATGCAAATGAGCTTGCTAATAAGATAGGCATTGCTCCAACAACTATATATTCAATGATAAAAAGAGACAGCAAAAAAGCTGACATAGAAGTTTTAATAAGAATAGCGAAAGAATTAGGAGTTTCAGTTGAGTATTTTAGCGATGAGCCTACTGCTCCAACAACATTAGCAGCACATTTCGATGGCGATGAATACACTGAAGAAGAGTTGGAAGAAATTCGCCAATTTGCAGAATTTGTCAAGAATAGAAACAATAATAAATAAATTTATGAAATAAAAAGAGGAAATACTCATGAGCTTTCCTAATAAGAAGAAAAAAATAGAAGAACAAATACCAACACATACACCTATACATACCATTAAGGCCGGGAATATATCAGTTCCCATGATAATGAGAAAATATAGGATTGGTTCTCGAAAAGCCTCTCTAATTATGGACAAATTATACGAATTACACTACATAGCTCCTCTAGATGCCAATACTGATGTACGAGAAATGTTGGTAGATGAAAATATTATTTGGGATTATATTGCTTATCACTATAATTTTTCAACGGATTCGTCGAAAATCCATAATAATATGATTATAGCTCGCAATTCTACTTCTATACCAGAGTGTGCTAATAAAGATTACGATTTAATGGATGGACATGAATTTGAGTATTTTTGCGCAAGTTTATTAGAACAAAACGGTTTTACAAATATAGTAGTTACACAAGATAGTGTTGATGATGGCATAGATATTTTAGCAGAAAAAGAAGAAATTAAATACGGCATACAGTGCAAGTGCTATTCAAGCAATATTGGTAACAGTGCTGTACAACAAGCCTATACCGGTATTCAAATGTATAAATGTGATGTCGGTGTGGTCTTAACCAACAGATACTTTACTGATTCCGCAAAAAAGACTTCAGACAAAACAAGAATAAAGTTATGGGATAGAAAAAAACTTGAACAATTAATAGAGGTCGCTAAAAATTGCAGATAAATATAAAACAGCAGGAACAAGTCCCATTTATAGGTCTCTTCTTATGATAATATGGAAACACGAAAGAAAAGGGGTGAGAAAATTGACTAAATACGAAGAAATCATATGTGAATACGAACAAGACGTTGATGTTGTTGAATACAATTTTTCTTCTGACAATATAAAAGGGCTATATTCTGATGGCGTTGTTGCAATCAACTACAAACTAGCCACCAATGAAAAAATCGGTACGATTGCAGAAGAATTAGGGCATCATTTTACTTCCTGCGGAAATCTAATTGATGTACATTCCACTTCAAATAGGAAGCAGGAATTAAGAGCCAGATTGTGGGGATACAACAAACTAATTGGACTTTGTGGGTTAATTGATGCTTTTGAACATCATTGTCAGAATATGTATGATATTGCAGATTATTTAAATGTTACAACTGATTATTTAAAAGAAGCAATTCATGCGTACCAGAACAAATATGGTAATTATGTAGAACTAGACAATTACATTATACAATTTAACTATCCTAGTATTGGCATAATAAAAAATATTTAAAGCGAAACCCCATTGGTTATTTAGAGTTGATAGTTCATTAAATTATAATATTATTAAGGAGTAAACGCTATGAAATGGTTATCTAAAATAAATTCTATTATGAAAATAGTATCACCAAAAACTACTGCTACACCGTCATTTAGCATAGATAAGTCTGACACTATTTTTCCAGACTGGCATATTTCTATATCATTTGGTAAATCTACATCTGAAAACTATGCAAAAGCTGTTGTGTTAGCAAAAAATGCTCCACAATATCATGAGCAAATAGATAATGGAGTTATTCTTCATCAAGCTATTTATTCTTGCAAACCCACTGATTTTATAGCATATCTTATGTTGTATGAATTGGTTGGTTCATGGAAATCAACATTTGTTATAGTAAATGGCAATTTAACAGATCGAAAAATAATTGGTAAGTTAAATCGCTGTTATGGTGATAAATGCAGAATAGGAAATAACAAATATTGCTACGGTGCTAGCTATATGACTGAAAATCCTTTTGGATGTCATAGGCTCCAAATAAGTGCATGCAACACACCTTGGTGGTCATTTTATAATCATGTAGGAACCCAGTGGATCCTTGATAAACGTGCTATGAAAGAAAGAATTGATGCATATGCTCGAATCTACAATATTTGTCCTTGTTTTAATTATACTCAAATAATTAAAACTCTTAATGCCTTACCCGATTCAATGAGCAATTTTCAATATACAAATTTTTGTAATTCGGGTTACGGATTAAAAATGTAATAAAAAGAGCCAGCCATTTAAGACCGGCTCCAGAGCATGAATACATACTCCCTGAACAAGAATATTGTATCATCTTTGGAGCACCCGGTCAAATGCTGGGTGTTATTTTTATATCCTTTTTAGGGAAGAAAGGAGATACAATATGGCAGTTTTTAAAGATGAAACTAGAAACACTTACTATGTGAAAACTTATTACATTGATTACACAGGAGAAAAAAAGCAAAAAAAGAAACGTGGCTTCAAACTAAAAAAAGATGCTGTTAATTGGGAACGTGAGTTTTTGCTGCAAATGCAGGGCGAACCTGATATGACTTTAAACTCACTAGCTCAATTATATCTAAAAGACATAAAAACCAGACTAAAAGAAGTAACTTATGATGGTCATAAACATTTATTGAACAATAGAATACTTCCATATTTGGGCAATAAACCAATTAATTTATTAACTCCTGCTGATATAAGGGCATGGCAAAATAAACAGATTTCCCAGGGATATTCGGATGCATACCTTAAACGAATGAACAACCTGCTTGTTGCTACTTTAAACTTTGCTGTAAAATTTTATAATTTAAAAGAAAATCCATGTCATTTAGCTGGAAGTATGGGGAAAAGAAAACGAAACAAAATAACATTCTGGACTAAAGAAGAATATTTTAAGTTTATTGCACTTGTTGATGATATTACAAAGTATACAATGTTTCAAACTTTATATTACACCGGAATGCGTATAGGAGAACTATTAGCACTAACATATAATGATTTGGATTTAGATAATGGGATAATTAGAATTAATAAGACTGTAAATTTCAAAGGTGGAAAAGTCAATGTTACTTCACCCAAGACACCTAAGAGTAACAGAGAAATAACTATTCCCCAATTACTGGTTAAAGATTTAAGTAATTATATTGAAAGAATTTATGGCTATAAGATGACCGACCGTGTCTTTCCATATACCAAAGCTATTCTTTATAAGGAACTCAAAAAGAAAAGTGAACAGGCAGGACTAAAAAAGATACGAGTACATGATTTTAGACATTCACATGCAAGTTTACTAATTGATATGGGTATTAATCCATTACTGATTTCTGAAAGATTAGGGCATGAACGAGTTGAAACTACCCTTAACACTTATAGTCATTTATACCCTTCCAGAGCTGATGAGTTAGCAGAAAAGTTAAACAAAGTAGTACCATTTTAG